CACGATTATGGACATAGTCGTGTGCCTGCACTTCGTATACAGTATGATCCTTAGTATCAAAGATGATAGTAAAACTATATCCGTCTTGTTCACCGTTCCATGAGTCTAGCATGTAGGCATTTGAGCCATAACATTCCCAGCAATAATCTGCGCCTTCGGTGATCTTATAGTCTACCAACTCCATCCATTCTTTCATTGTAATCATAATATTCTACCTATTCCATTGTAAATCAATTGATCCAACTCTGTTTGATAATCTTTACCATTCCTACGTTTATGATAAATGGTAACAAGTAATTCTGTATTAATTGTTACATCAACCATACTAAGGCCACGATGTTCCATTTCTTCCAAAATGTCTTCATCACTGAAATCATTTAGGTCTATATCAACTTCAACAGTTGTATATCTGCTCATTGTACTGCCTTTACATAATTAAGTCTAGTTTCATCGTTACCATGTTTCCAATGCTTGCTATTGTCTTTGACTTTAGCTTTAGTAATAACACATGGTCCTCGTTGTAGTTCTTCTTGGCTCATCCAAGACGCCATCTTGTTGTTTATTATAGCACAAATATTCCAGCCTGTAAAGTTCTTCGACTTAACAACTTCGAGTATTTGGCAATCTAAATCTGACAGACGGTCTCCGGGTTTACCCAGGAATCCTTCCTCTACATTTCGTGAAGCCCGTTTAACTTCGTTGTGTATCTTATCTCTTAGGTACACACTGGGCAAACACGCTATCCAACCAAATTCATTTTCCTTAATAGCATCTTTGGTTAATAAACTATTGACTTTGGTAAGAAATTCGTTTTCACCATCTATAGCTGCAAACAGCAACCTTTTGAAATACTTGAGAATATCTTCAGCTAACTCAGTATCTTCAGTCGATACTTTGAGTGGATAAGGCATAGCCATAGGATCCTCTGTCCACATGTTAGGATTCAATGTAACCAACATATTAAGTTTATTAGTATGTTTGGTATACATGAAATGGCCGTCGTCGGAATAAATGCTTTGATTTTCTTTAATGTACTCACCGTTAGTGCGTTGAGCTGCGCAGGCCAATTCTAATACTTGTTGGGTAGGAAACTCTTTCATGTCGCTTTCTACTTGAGTTAATATACAAGTATTTTACATGAAAATATATCTTGTGTCAATTGTATCCAAATGTCTATATATTTTTTTGGCTAGTTTTTTAGTTAGGGAATTAAGTCCAAAATTTTCAATGTAAGCTCTTAGGGTCGGACTAGAATATAATGGCCCTGTGCGCATCTTACTCAAAATACTAATTCTTCTCAAATTACGCTTGGCTCTGGAAGCATCCATGACCCTTAGTAGTTCAATTGTAATACTAAATGCATAAGCATCTAATTCGTCATTATCTGACAAATAGTCTGCATAACATGTTGTATGCAGAGGATGTGCTGTATACTCTTGATAATCTCTACGCAGACTCTGGTATTGATGTCTATACTCGTGAGTGACAGCATCAAATATCTCTGTTAGGAATAAACTTACTTGCCTAGGACCAAACTCTTCAGTGCCATCTAAGTTGTGATAGACAATAACTTCAATTGGAGTTTCGTCATTAGCATCGTCGTAGCTGTCATAGTAGGCTACGACATACCAACCATCGTTATCTAATTTCTTATCTCGTTTACTTTTTAAGTCTATATCAAACCCGTGTTTTTTAAATGTCTTTCGGGTTAGATTTATTATTCGTTTAAATTTGGTTATCTCAGGAATGTCTTCTCGAACTGTGTGGCATACATGATATACTCGTTCAAGAATTATGTTCATTTTATAACCTATAGGTTATTCTGCCTTTGCTGAGATCGTAAACACTAACTTCGATCCTAACTTCGTCACCTAGAATGATTCTGATCTTATTTTGTTTCAATTTTCCGCCTAAATAGCAAAGCAAGGGTTTTTCTGAATTTTCTACCTTGACCCTATACATATTGCCAGGCAATACTTCTTCCACAGATCCGGTTAGCTCTATAACGTCTTCTTTATTACTCATACTTTAGTGATTACAATGGCGTTATCTTCGATTTCGATATTGAGGGTATCACCCTCTTTCCAACCATTCTGTTCAAGCACAGCTGGAGGTATGTTCATGATAACATTATCCGGATCTCCGGGAATGTCTTCAAAAATTTCTTCCACTTTAAATGTCATTTTTTCCATGATAGTATTTACTCTTAAATTCGGTCATCTTTCCACGGAATTGGTCTCCAACCTAAACGGTTTAGATCCAATTCTATTTCTTCAGTAACAACACCTTCCGGAACGAAGGCTTTTCTTTTGAGATCGCCCCCAACTTCATAAACAGCAGGTTCGTCCCCGCCAGCGATGCCACTACAATACCAATCAATATAATCACCCGACTCACGCATGTCAGCAATTATACCACCAGCATGACGCCAAGAGCAACTCCAAGTTTCACCTTTCATTTCCTGCCAAAACTCTCTACTTTGCCAAGTCATATTGCACATGGCCGCATACAAGTTTTGAGCATAGCTATCACTGGCTTTGACTTTGTTGCAAAGCTCTTCGGAACTACGAAGATCGTATTCTAAATTGTCCTTTTGCCACTCGGGGTCCTTAAGATTCTCTTCGTCTTGTTCACGCCAAGTTTTATACATGGCGGTATAGTCGGAATTGGGTTCTTTGCCTTCTTTCTCACAGCGTTTGATATACCCTTCCTTTTGGAAAGTATGTCGATCGGGACTTTTACTTATCTTTGCCATGATGGAATTGACCTTGAATACAATGACGCATCTCGTGACCGATGGTGTGGAAATTAGCAGTTCGTTCTGTAATAATCAAACATTCAGTATGTGGATTATTCCAAAAAGTACAGGCATCCACTTTGTAGGCATAAGGACTATAGCCTCTGCGAACGGCTTCTGCATTACAGGCTTGATTGATATCGGCAGCTTGTTTAAATGTGATATTCATATTATTTGAAATATTATGAGTCATGTCAAATTCTTCGTGAGGATCCTCAGGATATGCAAATGCATTAGAGGATAACAGTACCAATAGTAGTAACAGCTTTTTCATTTAGTGCCTTTCTGTGCCTTTGTGTTAAAATGGTGTAGACGGTAGGATTCGAACCTACAAAGTCGCTCAATGAGCTAGACCCGTTCCCAGCAAGCCAGAGGTATACCATGTTCCACTCACGTCTACAATATGTAGTATAGTATCTAGCGTAAATACTGTCAACATATTCGGTAAATTGAAATGCAAAAAATTAATTATAAAAACAACACAATACTATTTAATAGGATTATAGTATATGGATGTAGTTTAACGGCCGGAATGGAGTTGGCCGACACTAAAATAGTGCCCGAGTATAGCCAAATTCAAATTGATGAATATAAAAGAATAAATGGTTTAAAAAAATGGATAGAATTAATACAGACTAAAATGTCATTGCAAGAAATTGCTAAAATTGAAAATGATCTCACATGGGCTAAAATACTAGCCGATCACTATGATGTCAATTATGTTAACAGAGCGACATACGGCGGAAATAGCGCATCGATGATCTACTACTTGCAAAAAGATTTATCTAATAACTTTATAACCGATAATGATTTAATACTAGTAGGGCATTCGGAAATTAGTCGGTATTTTTGGATTAATCAATTAGGCAAGCCAATAGTCGGTTGTGTAAATGGTACAGATGAGCATTGGCCAAGTAAATTGTTCCATCAAGAATTTTCAAATAATCTAGATTACCGACATCACATGTATAGTTGGTATTCTGATATTCAACATTTGAATTTGTTATCGTTGGCGTTAAATGGCAGACTATTGCAACAATATTGTTACAACACTTATCATCAAGAAATGGAAATTAACAATTATAAAGAATTTAAAATAGAAAATTTATATTCTATTATAGATGAGGATTATTCTTTTAATTCTATAGTTGATTGGTCCAACGAAAAAGACACACATACATTTACACACCCTAAAATCAAATTTCATGAAATATTTGCAAATCATTTAATTAGGAAATTACAATGAGCTGGTTAAAAGAAATTTATTATAATTTTGTAATTAAATTGAAACATCGTAGTGTTGTTAAAAACGCAAAAAAAAGAAAACCATTTATATATTTGTAGAATGAAATTGACACCTGAACAAGATATTTGGAAGTGGATAACAGATTATGTTGAAGCAAATCATGAATTTTACGATTACAAATTTCCACCCTGCCCATATGCAAAATCAGCAAGGCTTCGAGGTCTTGTAGATGTTGTAGCATATTCTTCAAAAAGTAAATCGCTTTTTATTAAAAATCAAATTTATGATCTAATAGACAAAAAAACATTCGATGTAAAAATATTAGTGTTTCCTTCAGCTGTTAGATGGTACTTCCATTTACATTTATATATTAGGAGCCTTAACAAAAAGATAATTAAACAAGACTACTATATTCAATACGGAAGAGTGTTTGATACTGAGGTTCCTTATTTTATTGTAATAGTAAACAGGTTATCAAATGTGTTGTCAGCACATCAATCGTTGGTGTCAACGGAATATTACAAGTCATGGACTAAAAAACATTACAAAAATGTTGTGACACGAAGATCTAATATGTACAAAAAATATGGAATTTTCTAATATACCTTTTGCAAAAATACAACAGTTTGGGCAACAAACTATGTTGGACAGACCGTTGTTTAATGTAAGTTGGATCTTGGGCAGATTTTGTAATTATAAATGTAGTTACTGTTGGCCTTATGCTAGGACTGACAAACCAGATCACCAACCGCTTGAAGTATATAAATCTACTGTAGACGAGATTAAGCGTCAAGCACGAGCCAATGGGTTTGACCAGTTCCATTGGTCGTTCAGCGGTGGTGAGCCTACTGCTTACAAATATTTGTTAGAGTTGATTAAACATCTCGATGACGGTGCCCTAACTCCTTACCAAACTGTACATATGACTACTAATTTAAGCCCCAGTTTGACATGGTGGCGCAGTTGGCACTATGCAACTGAAATGTTACAGCGTAGGAGTATTACAGCCAGTTTTCATACCGAGCATGCTAAAGAATCAGAATTTGGCGATAAGTGTTTACAGTTAATGTATGACCTAGTACACGTTACTATCAATCAAGTTATGGTGCCGGAACTGTTTTACGAAACATTAGAACGCTGTGAGCGATTTCGAGCCCGAGGGATTAATGTAACACTTAAACCACAAAGCAATCCAACTGCCACTGCTGTAGTAGAAGGGTATACACAAGATATGATAGACATCATGCAAAATGATTTTGAGCAACAGGAAGATTTTCAAATCAGATTAACAGATGGCGTACAAGATTATTATATAGATCAAGCAGAAAGATTTAACGCATTGGGATTCAATCAATTCGCCGGATGGACTTGTAATAGTGGATTTCAAAGTGTTATAATCAGAGGTAATGAAGTTAAAAGAGCATACAGTTGCAAAGAAGAAAATTTAGGCACTGTGGGAAAATTTACTCTATTCAAATCTCCCCAGATTTGTAAAACAGAACGATGTGTAAGCAGCGCAGATAGTAAGGTACCAAAATGCAAATAGATACAGAACATATTCATCATTGGATGCAGGCCATCCGTCAGAGTTCAGACCCTATGCGGACAATGGACGCATTTTGGTCTGGACAATTAAAAAGTAAAGAATGGTTAATTGACAACTTACCGCGATTTATTGATTCTCCTATTTCAATAAACATTTGTGGAGGATGGGTAGGAGTCTTAGCTAGTATGTTATTTCAAAGTAACATTCCTATTAAAAGTATACAAAACATAGATATAGACCCTTCATGTGAAGCCATATCAGTTTTGATGAATAAGATAGAAGAAACACAAGGTAGATTTAAAGCCATTACTTGTGATATGTGTTGGGCACCGTGCTATGGAGATGTGATAGTTAATACAAGTTGTGAACATTTGACACAAGAACAATACGACGATTGGTTAAAATATCAAGTTATAAGACCTTCGTCCTTGATAGTTTTACAGAGTAATAACTATGATATTCCAGAGCATGTTCGTATTGCTAAAAATTTAGAAGAATTTAAACAACAATGCGAAATCGATGTACTATGGGCAGGAGAATTAGAGTTGCCATTATACACACGCTATATGATTATAGGACGGAAAAATGTTTAAATTTAATAAACTAGAAGAAGTACATCTTGAGATTACTAATAATTGTCAAGCAAGTTGTCCTATGTGCCAACGAAATCGAAACGGTGGTTTAGAAAATCCATTGATTAGGTTGAACGATTGGAGCCTAGATGATTATAAGACTGTCATGGGTCCGGAAGTATTGCATCAAATAAAAGGTTTCTTTTTTTGCGGAAATTATGGCGATCCTATTTTAAATAATGATTTGCTCGATATGTGCAAGTATTCTGTGGAAATCAACCCTACTCTTTATATTCGTATTCATACAAACGGAAGTGCAAGGTCTACCTCATGGTGGAAGAAACTAGCAACAACATTGCCTAAAAAACATAATGTAGTATTTGCACTGGATGGGTTGGAAGATACACATAGCATTTATAGGATAGGAACAGATTTTAATAAAATAATTAAAAATGCTAAGGCATTTATTGAAGCCGGCGGAACAGCAGAATGGTGTTTTATTAGGTTTCGACATAATCAACATCAAGTGGATATGGCTAAGAATTTAAGTAAGCAGTTAGGGTTTGCTTCATTCTCTATGAAAAATAGTTCTCGTTTTATACTAGAACCTAAAGTAGATGTATTGGATAAACAGGGAAATATTTCGCATATCATAGAGCCGGCCACCGATACTCCTTTAAAATTTATTGATAAAAAAGCTATTGATAGTTATAAACACATAGTTGCAGAATCCGTCATTGATTGCCAATCACTGAATCAGCGAGAAGTGTATATAGATGCATTTAGAAATTTATTTCCCTGTTGCTGGATTGCAAGTACACCATATACATATATAGATGAAAATAATGCGGCAGCAGTAAGGTATGAAATGTTATCGCAATATCATAAGATAGTAGAATCATTTGGCGGAATTGAAAAATTAAATGCTACAACAAATACTGTAAAAGATATTATTGAATCCAATAGTTATCAAACCTTATGGTATCAGTATTGGAGTGAACGCAGTTTGATAACCTGTGCTAGGATGTGCGGAAGATCCCCAATTAATAATTTTGCAAAATCGAGAGATCAGCTAGTAAATGAGAATTAAAATAGCCCCTACATATTCTGAAGAATGGTTGGAGACTGAACGCCCTCAGCCTCTTAGCGATAACCTTATAGAACAAACTATACAGCAGGTATTAGATAGAAATTTAGACAAAGATATTTCTAATAATGTTTATGTTAATTTTAAAAACAAAATGCCTAGTTGGTTAAAAAATAACAAATTCAATAGTATAACAGGACTAGAAACTTTTGATAGAATAGATATAATGCAAGGTTGTACACAATTTATAGATAATATCTATATACAAGGTCAACCACAAGTGTTAGTCGATGATTATCGATATCACACTAGATTAGGAAACACTTATACTTTGCCAGGTTTGTTAATGCCGCATGTTCCGTTGATAATAGCTTTGCCGTTTCCTAGCACCGGAAATGCCCATAGTATGATGAAAGAAATATTAGACGAAGCACTAGAAAAAAATATTAAGGTGCACATAGACGGTGCTTGGCTCACTTGCTGTCGAGGAATCGACTTTGATTTATCTCACCCATCGATAGAATCAGTTGGAGTGAGTTTAAGTAAAGGATTAGGATTAGGTTGGAATCGTATAGGGTTGAGGTGGACAAAAAGCAAAAAACCGGATAGTATAAGTATAATGAATGATTTTAATATGATACTTCGAGTTCCAGTAATGATAGCAAACCATTTCTTAATATCATTTGACTCTGATCATTTATGGAAAACGCACGGTAATAACTATTTTAGATTATGTAATGATTTTGGTTTGACAGCTACACCGGCTATACATATTGCTCTTAGAAATAACCAACCTGTCGGAGTAAGTCCATTATTAAGGTATTTAGAAAATGCAAGATAAAATACAAGGCTATATAAAACTTGTAGAAGAAAAAACAGGAAGTAAAACCTTTTGTGCACTGCCCTGGATACATATTGCTACTCGTCCAAATGGAGATGCTAGACTTTGTTGTGTGACAAATGCTAGCGGTGCCCACACAGGAGATCATACTGTTGGGTTAGTTAAAAAAGAAGATGGTGCTCCTGCTAATTTTGGGCGAGAAACTCCTTTAGAAGCATTTAATAATCAGTATATGCGTAGTGTTAGAAAAACTATGCTGGAAGGAAAAATACCTGCAAGTTGTACAAAATGCTTTGAAGAGGAATCCAACGGAGTAGTAAGTAAACGTCTTTGGGAATTATATGAATGGAATCGAGATGGTTTAGATTTTGCTGAACTTATTAATAACACAGATACAACCGGTTCGGTTCCGCCAGTCATACGATATTTAGATTTGAGATTGGGGCATACTTGTAATCTAAAATGTGTTATGTGTAGCCCGCATGATAGTAGTCGCTGGCTACAAGATTATGATAAGCTGATGGAAAAAACACAACGCATACAAGTTATAAAACAAGTAGGATTCGATAAAGATTATTTTAATAATACATGGTATGAGAAACCAGAATTCTGGGATGATATTTTTGAACAGATTCCTAATATAACACAATTATATTTTGCAGGCGGAGAACCGTTAATGATCAAAGAACATAGACGATTTCTAGATGAAATCATTAAAAGAGGTTACGCCAAAAACATCAGCCTAAGATATAATAGTAATGGTATATTTGTAAACGAAGATATTATTAATGTATGGTCACAGTTTAAACAAGTGAGGTATGCATTTAGTATAGATTCAGTAGGCGATCGTAATCATTATATTCGTTTTCCTACTGACTGGAAAGATATCGAACACAGTTTACAATTAATGGATAATACACCTGATAATATTCATTGTGCAGTTGCCTGCGCGGTCCAAGTGTTTAATATAAAACATATTATAGATTTTGCCAAGTGGAAACTTATGCAAGGTTATAAAAAGATTAACAAATTTAAATTAGATGAATACGAGACCGGTGGAGGTATTATTAACTTACACCTATTATATATTCCAACATTTTTAAGCGCAAGAATATTACCAAAAGAAGATAAAGACGAAATTGCACTAGCCTTTTCTAATTTTAAACAGTGGCTATGGGATAATTACAGGCAAGATGACAATTTCTGGAAAATTAATCCGTATGGCTGGAAAAGATGGGAAGGTATACTTAAATTTGTGTTAGCTGAAGACCACTCGAATCTACTACCTGATTTTAAAGAGTATACAACTAACTTGGATAATATTCGTAATACTGATGCTAAAACTGTGTTCCCTGAGTTGTCGCATATTTTGTAAGCGGAATGTCGGCAGCACAAGTACAGAAATTAGTAATGCTTAAGGACTACTTAACAGTTACAGATAATCAACGCGGAACAAATTTTCTTAATACTTTTCCAGAATTAAATAATTTGTTTTAGTGACATACCCAACCGTGTTGTTTTAAAAATAATATTATCTGATTTTCGTTTAAAAAATCAGTTTTAAATAACTCGCAATTTAACTTTGAATCAGTTTCGTATGTTTGAATTATTATTTTTTTCTCGGTTAACACATTAACCGACATTGAAGGAAAAAGATTAAAATCTTTCATATATCTTTCTTGCATTTCTCTACACGATTCTGTATCAAAAGACATGGAGTATTTTTTTAAAAAATCATTCAATGGATCAATATCATTTAAGACTTCGTCTAAATTAGAGTAATTCAATATTATATCAATTGTATATTTTTCTACACCAGATGAAAATTTTTCTGAAACTCTGCTACCATTTTCCATTGAAACTATAGTCAAGTCTTTATTAAACGAAGGAAACCAATAATCAATTAAATGATGTTCTCTTCTATTTTTATTTTCATTAGGGTATCCAATTCCTAATAATAATTCAGGATTTTTTCCTAAGATATTAGCTACAGCTATTTTATCAAAACACTTACAAAATCCACTTTTTAATCCTAGCAAATTAGCAGCTAATGCTAACTGACCCGAAGCTATTCCTATAGCCATATAACGATTTATAGACAATTCTGATTGATCGAGATGATCTTTATTTCTTCTAGAACTAGGAGATTCGGTGCAAAATATAATCAGTAAGTTAGCTAAAATTTGTGAGTTTTTATGTTCATCTAAATTTTCAAATCCAGGTTCAATTATACTATTGTGATAAATCTCTTGTATGATATCATTATCCGAACAAAATATAACTGAATATAATTCATCATTTTGTTTAGTTGGCGAATTTATAACAATTTTTTTTAATTGATCGATAATAGTGTCCGGAATTTTTTTACTGGGATTCCAGTTTCGCTGACACCGTTGAGCACTTTCTGATGCAGATAATAATAAATCAGTATCTATCATGATTGATATTTAGTTAACGGTATGTCAGCTGCACAAGTACAGAAATTACGGTCACACACTACAGCGTCATTTGGGACAACAAAATTGCCGTTATAAATGTTTCCTAAACTACCTCCTACTCTACAAGTAGCTCTGTAGACTTCTCCGTCCCAATTGATCATTAGGCTTTCTATACCTGCCATACATGACCAATCTTTATATTTGTTAAGATGCAGTTTTATAATATCGTTGGCATGCATTTTCTTGTCATCGTCGATAATACAGTTTGCTTCCGCAGTAGCTTCATATTCTTTAACCCATGCCAGGTCTTCTGCGTTATAACGCATGTCATCGAATAAGTCGTGATCACCTTGTGTCCAACGAACTCTACGAACAACATGTGGGACTCCACTAGCATTGAGAGCTCCGGCCACATATCTTACACGCGGCATGTAATCTTGGTGAGCCATTACATGTGCCATTATTTTTCCTTTAAAATATTCTTTTACATTAACAATAGTATTTAATACTCTTCTATATTCATACTCCATGTGCATACTGAATACAATCTGATCTACTCTTAAATTACTGTACCATTCTTCTTTTCGAGTGCCATTAGTTGTAATACTAATCCAGCTTACTCCTTGATTTTTACAGTAATTGACCAACTCTTCAAATTTGGGATGAACTGTTGGCTCTCCTCCTGTAAAACTAATACGAATCGGCTTACCTAACGATTTAAGTTTATCAACAGTTGATTTAAGTATTTCTATGTCGGTATGCAAGCTGGTGTTATCATGTATTTCAGCAGGACAATAACTACAATCATAATTACAACGTTTACCAAGATTCCATTCAATCTTGATACTATCCTGATGTGGCCAACGACTAGTTATTTTAAACATAATCTTTAAATTCTGGAGTGATATCAAAGAAGCTTTGATTTCTTGTCTCATCAAGTCTTTGATTGAATTCTATACAGTCCTTCCATAAATTTTTTCTAACCGGCTGACGTAGATAATTTATCACACCGTATATCTGTTCTAATGTAATTTTTAATAGTATAGGATTCTCCTGTACATATTTGTAATTAGCTACTTTGGTGGTAGCAGTTTGTAATCTTGTGACTGCAAGATTTCTTAAGGCTTGAGGTATAGCGTGTACAGACAATACATTTGGATAATTTACCATGTTTGTATAAAAGACAATGCCTAAATCGTTTAAAAAGTATTCAATCATTTTGTCTAGTATTAGTACATTGCTCACTTGCACCGCAACAGCACCGACAACTCGACTAACATTAGATATCTTCTGTATTGTTTTAATATTACTAATTAATTCAGTCCAGTTGGCATTGCCACGAATATATTCATAACTATTTTCTAAACCGTCAATACTTACATTAACAGCAACACTCTTAAACGCAGGCCAATATGCAAATATATTACGTTTGCCTTTACCTAAACTAGTCAAGTTTGTAGCATACTTAATTTCAATATTGTGTGCATAGGGTTGCAACATTTCTAGTATACGATAGTGAGTAGGATCAGTCAAAGGCTCACCGCCTGCAAATTCTACACGACGAAAATAAGGCAACAATTTTTCTAAACTAGACCACCAATCGGGATTATCGGTAAATTTGTCTAAGTAAGGACTATCCATCAATTTAAGATCTTGTATAGTTTTAACCATAAAATTATCTTCTTTAATGTAAAACTCTTCGACCTCTTTCCAATCATTCCAACTTGTACTATCCATAGGATGGCACATACGACATTTGAGATTACATAGATTGTTTAATTTTAATTCCATAGTTGGAATTTCAAACGGCATAGTAAAATCATGTTGCATTTTACTTAATGCATCTGGATAAAGATTAATTCTTGCTTCGGGTATATCGCCTTTGATGTGGCGCTGACGCAAACTTTCAACTCCTTGATCTTCTAAACTAAAACATGGAGCACATTCAGGAGGGCGTTCCCCTCTAAGCACTTGCCTACGAATTCGTTGCATACCTTCGCTATTCCAATGATACTCCAACGATGCATCTTGTATAAATCCGATAGGATGACTACGGCAACATACTTGTATTGCACCGTCTTCTCTAGTAGCTAGTCCTGTAAAAGGATGCATACAAAATGTTTTGCTTATAAAATGTTTACTCATGAAGTATTTAATCGAGATATAATAGTATATAAATATTCCATGCTTACGCCAACTAATTATATTGTCAATACAAAATTATTTCAAGAAGCTTGTCAAACCGCTCCAGAAAATTGGGGAGGTCGAACAACCATTAATAAATCTACTGGCAACTTTTTTTACGATCCTTGGGAATTGAAGGACGAGTATAAAGGTACAGTTTGGCAAACACTTTATGATTCATTACCTGTGACTAAAGGTGAAGCCAGAATAATTGTTTTAGGGCCAGGGCAAGCATATCAAAGCCATGCCGACATTGATGACAGATATCATCTTAATATATTGGGCGAGGAGTGTTATCTAATAGATCTAATTCGAGAACAGATGCATAAATTAGAACAAAATGGTATTTGGTACAATATGGATGCCGGGTTTTTACATACTGCCGCAAATTTTGGTAGACAATTTAGAATTCAATTAGTGGTAAGGAAATTACTAAAGAAAAACCAATTGATAATACCAATTCCTATTACAATAACAACAAACATGAATAACTTAGATCATGCTAGATTTATTTTTGATAATACAGTTAGTATGTGGCTTAATGAAGCAAACAAACAGGGTTATATAAATGAATTTTCTTACACCGATAGTAAAGCAAAGTTTAATATAGAATATAATAAAATTGATAGTTTAAAAAGGATTCTGCCAGATGAATTTAAACTCGGTTGAGAATTGGAAATACTTCTATAAAATGCATGACAACCATTATACTACTACAAATGTCTTATATACTCCGTTAGTCGATGCTTCAGGTACAATTATGTGTATGGACTGGAATGTTAAAAGCAGCTATCACGAAGAAAATAAAAATCGATCAGATGAACTAATAGATTTTTTCTTTCAAAGGGAAGTTAAATATCTTTCATTAGTAGAAGGAAATAATTGGGTGCCAACGATTTTACATATAGATCTAAATAAAAAGAGAATTTTTCTCGAATGGAATCAAAAAACACTTAACACTATTTTATTTGTAGAAAAGAAAAATTTAAATGAAGTGTGCCCTAATTGGAAAGATCAAATATTTAATATACTAAAGGATCTGAAATATCTCGGATTATATAAATTAGCTTTATATCCGCACTGTTTTTTCCTTGACTCGACAAACCAAGTAAAAACTTTTGATTTCTATGGTTGTGTTGAAATAGCTAATCCTTACATTGAAAGAAAACTGATCGAAGGGGTCATAGGCCCAGATAGCGGAGGAAGATTTAATTCTGCAACAGTTGATGGCATGATTGATTTTTCTGTATTCTATAAAAATACTTTGAATAGCCATTTAGGAAAAACCTGGCCTGACAATCCTTTTCCAGAATTTTATAAGGTTTTATATGATTGATTGGAACAATGTTATAGCAAGTTTGCCGGATGAGGGAGAAGTTGTAATGCCTTTATCAGATAGATGGGATTTGTCAAACCTTGAATATTTAAAAATATATAATCAATGGACGCAGGCAAAGTTTAATTTAAGCGCTATAAAATGGACAAACTATTATCCAGGAATACACTTTGATACTAGTATAGTCGAAGAATTCGCCAACACTCTTGGTGTCAAAATTTTAAGATCTTGGATTAGTAGAATAGATCCTGGATACTTTGCTCCATGGCACTGGGATGTCGATGACCATGAAGATGAATATTTGAAACAAGGTAATCCTATACGATACAGTTGTTTTATAGAAAACCCATCGCACGGACATATTTTTATAGTAGATGATGAATATTTTTACAATCAACCACAAGGCACTG